TACCTCTCGAAAAGGCGCTCTTGTTCCGGGTCATGTCGACCAAGGGCAACCCCGAGGGGCGGTCCATGTTGAGGAACGCCTACCGGCCTTGGTATTACAAGGTCAACATGGAGGATATCGAGGCCATCGGTATCGAACGAGATTTGGCCGGGCTGCCTGTGATCTGGATCCCTCCTAACGTTGCAGCCAGGGTTACAGACGAGGACAAGGCCGCCTTTTCTGAGTATTTGGAGATCGTCAAAAACCTCCGTCGAGACGAGGAAGAAGGAATATTGATGCCCCTCTCTTACGACGAGAACGGCAACAAGCTCTACGATATTACTCTTCTAAGTACAGGTGGTAGGAGACAGATTGACACAGGGGCCATAATCGAGAGGTACGATATACGGATAGCCATGGTCATGTTGGCGGATTTCTTGCTATTGGGCCACGAGAAGACCGGCACCTACTCGTTGGGCGAGAGCAAGAACAAGCTGTTCACTCAGGCTCTATCTGCCATCCTCGACTCGATTGCCGAGGTGATCAATGCCAATGCCATACCTCGGCTTTTGGCCTTGAACGGCATGGAGACGGGGGGTTATCCTCAGTTGGTTCATGATAAGGTAGAGGACGTAGATTTGGCCAAGCTGGGTCGGTTCATCTCGGACATTGCCAGGGCCAACATATCTCTGTCGGGTGATGAAAAGCTGGAGAATCACTTGCGTGCGGCTGCGGATCTGCCGAAGAGGGGATAAGGATGTGATGGGGTGGTTGGGTTCGTATGCTTTTTTGTTGATCTTCTATTGGGCGCCAGAATATCAGTTACTGCTCATGATATTCGGATTGCTCAACCTTTCTTTCGAAATTAAGTTGTCTCACTCTCTTTGAAAAAGTTCTTCTAAATTTTAAGGCCATATCCGTCATCCAATCGAGATATTCATCCCATTTTTCCTTATTGTCAATATCTGCATCAAGATACACCCCAATCACCTTATCACGATTTTCAGGATTTGGATCCCACACCAACTCCTCGCCAATCTCCGATTCAATTTCTTCTTTTTTATCTATAAGTTGGGGTAGCGCCTGGCCAGCTATAGTATTGCTAATATAAACCCTAACTCCCAATCTTTTATCGTATGTATTGAATGTATTTGAAATTACTATTCCAGATTTACCGAGTGAAATATCATACCAATATTGAGGTCGTGGTGATTGGACCGATGGAATCTCCTTACTATCGATTAGCCTCTTTCTAAACTCAGTCCAAAAATCGAGTTGTAATTTTTTAATATCAGTCAGGGGTCTTTCTGAAGCCGTTCTTACGGCGGTTTGTTTGATACCTGCTGGCCAACTTATTACGTTGAAACGCAAAGCGGGTTTTGAGTCATCGATTTGCCACAGCTCAATCCGTACACCATAAAAAGATATCTCGTCGGTGGTGTGATCATTAAGCCAATCTAATGCCTTTTTATGCTCTTCTGTAAAATTGCTTGCAATCCAAATTATTGCACTGGCTTCCAACACAGAAGCGTATGTAATGGCTTTTCCAAGATGATCATGATTTGTTTTTGCCAACTGATTTTCTATAACTACATATCTACCGGTCCCGGTATCCTTGGCAAGGATATCCGCAGAATATGGACCGACTGAGACCTCTGTATTTTCCAATTCGAGCTCTATCCCCAAGGCAGAACTTAACTTGGCCATGTTCATCTCTTCTGCCAACCAGGGAGTGAAATTCCTTGCTTCATCGGGCCACTTATCCCGAACATCTAACAACTTCAGCTTGCCTAAGTCGAGTTCCACGATTTGTTTCCCCTATGATGTCTATTTGTATTCCCTGAAGCTATCGACCAGTTGCCTAAATGAGGTGATATTGTATTTCTCAAAGCTTTCCTCGTCCACATAAACAAAATCATACTTTTTGTTTGGATGTACCTGGTTAACATCTTCGCACCACTGTCGTAATCTTTGCATCTTGAGCGGTACGTCCAGGTCTTCTTGGCCTTTCGTTTCAACAATGAACACTTCTCGGTTCGTCACTTTAACCATGAAGTCCGGATAGTAGTTGGAAATGTCGCCGTCAGCGTTAACATAGTCCAGCTTGAAATGAACCGCCAGATAATTTTTGGAGAAGGAAATCACATCGTCCCATTTTTCCAGAAAAGCGGCAAATTGTAACTCAAAGTGGCTGTCTCCAATGACGCGGTTAAATACGCTCTTTTTGGGAATGAGGTATTCCTGGAATTTGGCCACGAAGGGTCGCGTATGCTTCAGCTTGATAGTGTCGCTTATTTCGGCGTTGCCTCTGTCCTGCACAGTAAGCTCGTTGATGGCCTTTTTGAACGTTTCAATCACTGTTCTGGTGGCTGCCGTATCTAAAAGGTTGCACAAAGTGTTTGGGCTTTCCAGGTCTACCGGTCGATCAAACAAATCATCCCGCACAAAGGCTTTGACCTTGCCGTAAAGCACGTCATAACCACTGATCAGTCGTAAGTCCTTCATGATAGCCTGAGCAAGGTAACCAATAACGTTGCGATAATCGGTAATTCCAGCCGTGTTGAGGATGGTCGTGTGATCGACTTCATTGGTGGTGATGTCTCTGAAGACGATTTCACGCTGCTGTTCTTCTGTGAACGATCGATATTCTACTTTGTTGTGATCGAATGCTGTCACATCCAGATTGGCCAGGTTTTTATATTCACGATAGATTCGTGGGGTTAGAACGGGAATCTCGATGTCTAGCGCCTCAATGTCCTTTTTAACGTTCTCTTTGTCGACTTCAACCACCAGAGGAGCATTTGCCCCTGTATCCCTGCCCATTGGTTTGCGTTCCAGCACTACGCCTTCTGCCTGTATAGATTCCACAAAGTCCATAAAGGCATTAGTGCCGACGACGCTGACGTATTCTTCCAGACCACCGGGGTACATTTTACGCAGGCCGCGCCCAAGCGTTTGTTCTGGCAGGATGTTGCTCTTGGCAGAGTAGGCACGTAGGCCGACGATTGTAGTAACGTTACGCACATCCCACCCTTCATTGAGCATCATTACAGAGACGATGGCTTTGTAAGGGCTCTCCCAACTATCAATCTCGTTCGCTTGTTGGCGTAGTTTTTCCAGCTCTTCTTTGGCTTTACCTGACCGAGCTTCAGAAATCTCACCATTTCGCTTAGTATGAATGACCAGCACAGCGTCCTGCAAATCGGGGTAAGTTTCCTCTAAATATTCGGCGACATCGTCACAATTGCGAGTATCGTCGGTCATCACGAACAGAATGGCCTTCTTGTTCATCTTTTCGTGTTCTTCGTAGGCTTTACGCCACTCAATCACGCCCAAGTCGAGGTAATCTGCATATTTTTCGGTGTACTTGGCGCTTTGGCGTTCCACCAGTCTTGCTCGGCTATCAGAGTCGGGCAATACAGGATGTTTGACGACGTTTTGCGAGATTGCTTCCACTAGCGGGTAGTCGGTAACGGTTTGTACAAAGATGGCGCCGTTGTTGTGTTTTGGAGTGGCGGTCGTGTCTATTTGCAACGAGAGTGCCGAATCTTTTAGTCTGAGACGGTTATGTATGTCCTCGATAGATCTGAACCATGCCATACGGGGGTCGTGGATATGGTGAGCCTCGTCGTTGAGGATCATCAGTTCGTCGATATCACGAACAATCATCCCCAGATCCACCTTAGAATCATTAGTCATGCCGGTAGGCCGTTTGCCTAGGAAGTAATCCATTGTATTCTCGTCATCAGGCGATGCAGGAATATCGTCGCCAGCATAGACGCGGTGAATGTTTGTTAGGAATATGTTGCCTGTAGGTCGAGTGATGCTTACTTCGTCTTGAACGTGCAGAGTAAGTTGAAAATCGTCATGCCAGTTGCGACCGTCTACACCGTTGTCAGGGATGACAGGATCTTCAAAGAAGATGCTTAGGCCCTCGAAATCCTTTTTGATGCGATCCAGAACGATGATGTTAGGGGTTATTACCAGGAAATTGCGAGACAGTTGCGATTCGGGTTCGTACAGTTTATGATAAAAGCTCCAGGCCAGCACCAGACCCAACACTTTTGTCTTTCCTGAGCCGGTTGCCATTTTCACAACGAAACGCCGCCAAGTTTCGTCGAACATGCCAGAAGATATCGCTCCAGAACTGTCAAAGCGGATCAAGTCATACTTGTCCTGCACGCCCACCACGTCATACAAGTAAACGATGGTCTCTACCGCCTCGCGTTGGGCGAAGTAATACTGAAACTCGGCCATGGTTCCATCGGACTTGGGCTGCAGATGACGGGTGTTGAACCACCAGTTCAGCAGGCTTTTGCTGGTGTCGGTTGCTCCTTCATAGCCGTTGTCACGCCATTCCTTCACCTTCTTTCGAAGTTCAGAGACTAATGGTGGCATGAGTTTGTCCATGCCGGTCTCTCGTAAGGCTTCGTCAGCCGGGAACCAGCGGATAGCCGGGTCGAGGATGGTGTGGGGGGATTTGGGAAAGTTTGGATGGAGGGCCATTATTTCTTATCTCCTATGTTGACTTCGATAATGGTCATGGTGTCGTTACCGAAGATGTCCACGACTTTGACGGCCAATTTACGTCGCCCGGGCTTCTTGCATTCGTGAAAGACGCTGGTCAGTTCCAGGGAGCGATCTTTCTTGGTGCGGAAGGACTGCCACTCATTTTCAAAGATATAATCTCCAGTCCAGACCTCTTCCCATTCACCGCTATCTTCGTTCTGCAGGCGGATGATCTCACGCTTGCTCTCGAAGTTAAAGTCAACTGCCCAGTAATCGATCCAATCTGTCCAGTGCTGAGTGAGCACCTCACGGTTGACTATGCCGTCTTTATCCTTGCTCACTTTGACAATATGGCCGTTTTCCACCACGATCTTGCTCTTTTTGTTCTTGAGCGTGGCTTCGGCAGCAGCTATGGAATCCTGAGAATAGAAAACTGAAAAGTCGGTTAGCTCTACAGCTATTTTGTTATTCTTGAATTTGGGCCAGACCTCGATCGCAGCAACGTCGTGGAAGACCACCTGGTTCTTTTCCACAGCTCGCTTGTCGAACACCTCAGCAGGGATGTATTTTGGGGAGATGTCAATCCCTTTTGCCCGTGCCTCGTCCAGGACATTCGGGAAGAGGCCCATCTCAAACTCGAAACCAAGGATATCCACACGGGTGACGTGTTTTTTGCGGCATTCCAAAATGATCTCCTCAACGAAGAGGCGCGTCACTGGCATGTTGATCGGCCCTACCGCTACCAACCGCCCAGCTTTCTTGGCGTGAAAGGTGGAAAAGCCCACCGTCTTCTCGGCTCGATAGGCTCGCAGGATCAAATTGAGAAACGCGGCTTCCTTCTCCTCAAGCTGCTTTTGCTGTTCAACTTCACGCAAGTTGGGATTGATGCCGATGTAGTGTTGTCGCTCATATTTGCCAAGGTTGAGGATTTCGAAGGCACGGTAGTCTTTGCCCTCGGCTTTGAGCTGCCGTTGCACACAGATCATGCGCTTGCGGGTGGTGTGGATGGCGAATTTTCCCAAATCGGCAACGATCCATTTTCTCCCTAGCTTTTCGGCTACAGCAGCAGTGGTGCCGGAACCACCGAAGAAATCAGCGATGAGATCACCTTCGTTGGAGGAGGCTTTGATAATGCGTTCGAGAAGAGCTTCTGGTTTTTGTGTGGGGTAACCAACAAGCTCTTTACCAGTCTTACTCGGTAAAATATCAAACCAAACAGATTGAACACGACGACCTTGGTCCACATATTCGTCCATAAATTGTTTCAGATAGGGCGTTCCAGTGCTTGAATAGTAGATCATACCGCCCGATTCCAGTTCGTCGATATTTTCTTGCGAATAACTCCAATGGCGGCCAGCTGGTGGTTTCAGTTCTTTCCCCCTAAAAATACGTACAGGGCCATTTCCCGGTGCTGTAATTGGCCCCGCAAAAAAACGTTTACCTGTTATCTCATCAATTTGGTTAAAACGTGTCTCAAGATGCTCTTGGGAGTGCGGGATAAAGACAGGATTGAAGATGTTTTTTTCAGAAGAAGAGAACATTAAAAGGGTATCATGTATAACACCAAATCGACCGGCATCATTGTGTGCACCGGTCCTTTGCCATATAATCTCATTGCGAAACTGGTTGGGACCAAATATTTCATTTAATACCAATCGTAATAAGCTATTCATCCGCCAATCACAATGGACATAGATGCTACCATCCTCAGCTAGTAGATCTCGCATCAGAACTAACCGCTCGTAAATCATAGCGATGAAAGAGTCCGCACCCTTGCCCCAGGTGTCACGGTAGGCGATCTCTTCGAGTATATTGGGCTTTTTGGTGAAGGTATCGTTGCCAATGGCAATATCCATCGAAAAATCTGCACCCACATCAAAGGGCGGATCGATGTAGATCAACTTGATGCCACCCTGTTTTTTAATTTCCTCTCGTAGAGGGCCGTTTTTGAGGCTGGAGAGAATCAGTTTGTTGTCGCCCCAAATCAGCTTGTTTGTCCATCCCTTGAGCTGACGGCCACGTGGGTCCAGGTCGAAGAGCGTCTTCTGAAAGCTAGTGTCCTTCTCGGCACGCGGTTCGTCCACCTGCTCTATCACCTGAAATGGCAGCACGATGTTGCAGACTTCATTTGTCTTGCCGTTCCAGACCAGTTCTACTTCACGTTTATCTCCAAAGAGCAGAAAGCGATATTTGTCGGGGAGCGGCTTGTCTGCTTCGATGTAGCGTATTATCTCCTGTTGTTCTTTTTCGGTCAGACGTGGCATGTATGAGTATCCCCGTTATTCTTTATCCTGCAGAGTCTCGTAATGATTCTCATTATGTACATAATTTAGTTCGTTTGAGAGCGGAGTTCTGAAGGTGCGCAAGACATTGAAATTGTATTCAAGAACATCAAGCCATCAATAAAACTATCGATAGAGTGTTACATTGCATTCATTCACCGAAAACTTAAACAGACTACTCATTACAATTTGTTCTTTATGGCAGCCTACCCCGGCGCAGCCAGCCTTAGTGTACCAGGGGTGAAACCTTGGACAGATTGGACAAGTTAGAAAAGTTCAGCCGCACCATGGACATTTTAACCAAGAGCGAGGAGCTTCGCCTAATCTACGGAGTGGTCTTGAAACCAGATTCCGAAGATTTGCAGGGAGACGTAGTCTCAAAAGACGACATCCGACAAGCAGCCCACGATTTTCTGATATCCTCCAGAGAGGTGGGTATATCCCACCAAAGCCCAGCTCCGGCCAGTTTGGTTGAGAGCTATCTTGCGCCCACCGACATGACCATCGAGGGCCAGAAGGTCGACGAAGGCAGCTGGATCATAGGGATCAAGGTCGACTCTGAAGAGATCTGGCAGGCCGTAAAATCGGGCATATTCAACTCATTTTCAATAGGAGGCGTTGGCCATCGCATCCCAATTGACTGACCTTGAGATCTTCGAGATATCTTTGGTGGCCCGGGGTGCCAACGGCCAGCAGTTCTTGATTTGCAAAAGTGCAGGTGCGGGGGAAGATGTCGATTTAGAACTCGTAACGAAGGGAGAAAAGAACGTGAAGCGCACCACAACCGGGGGAGATCTTGAAGATATACTCAAAAATCTCCCCGAAGATGAGAGGGCCGAGATCGAGAAGGCCCTGAAGGAGAAAGACGAGAAGATCCATAGAGAGTTGGATCGAGCTGAGAAGGCCGAGGACGAGCGGAAAAAAGCCGTCGAGAAGGCCGCCGAACTGGAACGAGAGAAGGTGGAGAAGGCCTTCGTCGAGAAGGCCCGTGGCTTGAAGCACATATCGGCAAACCCTCAAGAGCTGGGCCTGATCCTCAAGACCATATCCGAGGCCTCGCCAGAGATGGAA